GGGCTCAGGATCTCCCCGCCGCGCAGCACCATCTGGCCCGTGGGCGTGAACAGGATCAGGTCTCGGTTGAAGGGAACCGCAGCCACGATCTTGCCCACCCGGGGGCTGGACGAGGCGACATCGATGGGGTTTGAGTCCAGGATGTCCAGCGTGGTCGTCCGGAAGAAGTTGAAGAACTCGGAGGTCTCGCTGAAGACGATGTTCTCGCCCGACAGGAATCCCAGGCGGTTCTGGTGGAAGACCATGTCGGTGATCCCGATGCCGATGAAGGACGGCAGGGGGTTCGTCAGGTCATCACCCACCAGCCTGTTGGCCCACTTGTAGGCCGTGTAATTGGCTCCACCGGGGACGTTGGCAGCCGGAGTGGTCCCATCGACCCGCTTCAACATGAACGTGCCATCCGACTGGCGGATCAGCATCAGGGGCATCGTCTCGGGGTTGATCGTGTTCTTGACCCCAGGGGCTGCGCTCTCTTCCCAGATGCCACGGGAGAAGACGCCGTCGTCTGCCTTGAACTGGACGTAGTAATCGTCGTATTCAGACTCGGGTGCCCCAGCCACCTTGACCATGTAGTTGTGCGGTGCGCTGGGAGGCAGGTCCTCGAATCGCTGGACTTCGTCCCGGATGTAGGACATTCCCTCGCCTGCGAAGTCGTCCTCGACCACCACGGTGAAGTCTGCGCTTCCCTTGATGTACAGGACGCTGTCGGCGATGAGCGAGGTGTTGTAGGTCCCCTGCCCGACAATGCCGCCGTAGGGGCCGATGTAGCCCTGGCTGGTTCCGTCGTACAGGGCCTTGGCCACATGGTCGGTGCCGATCTCACCCGAAGTCAGGCTCTTGATCGACACCTCGAACCCGTTGATGTTGCCGACATCCGCGATGTTGTTGGGCTCCAGCAGGGCATCGATGTTCTCGCTCGACCAGCCCACGGCGTCTTCCAGGATGTTGATCTCGGTCACCTTGCCGCTGGCAATGACGATCCTGGCCCGAGGCCCAGTCGTGCACTTGGTTGCACTGGTGGAGATGGGCTTCAGCAGGACGTTGGTGTAGGTCCCGTTGGTGCCGCTGGAGCCTTCCTTGGTGATCGTGACCGACCGGGAAATGTGCAGAAACGTCTGGGTCGTCCCGCCGCTGGTCAACTTGATGATGTGTTCCCGGTTGTAGTTCGCCTGCTGGATCCACACCAGCCCCGCACGGTTGTAGTTCGTCGGCACCGGGTTCACCACGGCATTCGTCATGGCCGGGACAACGGTGGCATTCGACAGGAACGTGACATCGCCGATGGTCAGGGCCTTGCGCTGGTTGGGCAGGGCAGCCCCGGGAGTCACCGTGGTTCCGCTCACGACATCCTGGTACAGGGTCTTCCGGTTTCCCGCAAGGTCGTAGATGTCGATGTCCCCGGCGTTCGTCACTGTCATCAAATACTTCTCGGTCTCATCCCGCTCGATCAGGTGGACAAAGACGTTCTGTGAAGTGGGGATCGACCTCAGGGTTCCTCCCGCCGCAGCAACCGCTGCCACGATCTCCGTGGGTGGACGCTTGATCAGTCCTTCCACGGGAGACGGCACGGCATTGTCGATGGCCTCGGCCTCATTGGCAGCACGAATTGCCGCAGGCTGCTGGCTCACGCCACCGATCAGGTTTTGCAGGGGAGAAGTCAGCAGGGGCATCAGTAGACCCGGTAGGAACCCTGGCGGATGAAGGTACGCATGACATCAGGCGAGTCGAAGATGGTGTAGTCACCGACCTCGTTCTCGTACTCGTTCATGGTGGCCAGCGCAGCGACCTCGTCCCGCAGGGTGAAGGCATGGTGCTTCTCGGAGCCGACCATGCGATCCTGGAAGATCCGGGCAGCACGGACGGTGACGTATCGCTTGGCCGTTTCCGGCATCTCGTCGAAGTCCATCAGGTAGACCTGCACCACCTTGATCTGGCCGGAGAACACGTAGGAGTTGTTCTTGCGGTTGTACAGGCGGTTGCCACGGACGACGATGTCGTACTCCAGTTCAGCCCGATCCATGTCCACGCGGACGACGGTGTCCGGAACGTAGATGAACCCGGTGTTGCTGTCCGGAGTCAGGTAGACACCCTCGTCCGTGTTGAACTGCCAGCCGTAGGACAGAACCTCTCGGCAGACCTCGTCCAGGATGTTCTGTGCGATCAGGGCGTCGGCCCGCTGGGCTGCCAGGGAGTTGATCGGGGGTTCCCCGACCGTGGACAGCATCGTGTTGATGGCCTGGATCTTGGTCGTCTTCGACAGCGGCATGATTGATCCTCGAAGAAAAGAGGGGGTGGAACCCAACTAAGGGAACCACCCCCTCCTTCAACTCAGGGGTGACTGATCAGACTCAGGTGTTGATCAGTTCGTAGCAGCACTCCTCGCGGAGGACGTTGTGACCCATGGCGTACTTGGCAAGCATCAGCGTGCCGAGGCGCTCCATCTGGTACTCCGACTCCAGCGACAGGTCCATCAACTTGACCGTACCGATGGACTCGCGGTGGAAGACGATGCCACGGGTTCCGGTGAAGTTGAGGCCCGAGTAGCCAGCACCCGAGGTGCCCGAGACATCGTTCTTGACGCCATCGGCCCCGTGGAGGGCATCCTGCGTCGAGGACTCGTTCGCGGTCGGGAGGTGGTTGCTCTTGAGGATGCGAATGCCAGCCACGGACAGGACTTCGCCGCCAGCAATGCTGCCGTTGGCGTCGTTGCCGTAGTCGCGGTCAAGGGCATCCTTGCCGTCAGCCACCAACTTGTAGTAGATGTCCGGACGAAGGATGGCATACCGCTCTTCGCTGGGCACGTTGGCCTCGTCCATCTTCTGGGCCACGCCGAACAGGCCGTTGATGATGCTGGCACCCGTGGGGGCTGCACCAACGCCGACCTGAGCGCCGAGGAGGGTAGCGTCCGAGCCACCGAAGCGGTCGGTCGTCTTCCGGGCACCAGCAATCACCGTGCGGATCAGGTTCTTGTCAGCCGTGTAGGCCAGGGCCCGACCGATCTCGGTGCTGTAGATGGAGCGCACGTCATAGTGGTTCTTCATCTCGTCGATGTCGGCCACGAAGACGCTGCTGACGAGGACATCATCGATGAAGATGACCTTCTCGTTGTGCTTGAAGCGGTTCAGGTACTTCGACGCGGGGCTGTTGCCCGAATCGAACGAGGTCGTGGGAGAACCAGCCGAGGCCGAAGCCGCGAACAGGCTGGTGCCCGAAGCCTCGCTGAGGACCGACTCACCCGGGACATGGTACTTGGCCGAAGCCACGCCCGTGACCGGGAACTGAGCCGACTTGCCGCTAGAAATGGTGCGAACGCGGTGCAGCGGCATCATCACATTGAACTTCTCGAACGTCGTGATGATCTCGCCACTAAAAACCTTGAGAAAAAGGGCATCAACGTCACCAGCCAGGTTTGCCTGACCGATGCGCGATGGGTTGACAAAATCAGCCATTGTTGTTTCCTAAGAAAGAGAACGTGTGTTGGTCAGATGGATGAATGGCGCGTCCGTGGTTGTCCCTCGCAAGGGGCCGACATGGCGACATCTCCCCGCCCCATCTCAAGGCAGGGGAAAGAATTGAACCTCCCCGATTTCTCAGGGAGGCTCTTGGTTACGGTTGAATCGATCCAGGTTCAGGAACGTGAGCGGCCCACCATCCGGCGGGGATCTCAACGCGATTCACCGATTTGACTCGGGTCCCGTCCTGCTGCACGACGAACACATGCGCCTTGACGGGTTCAGCCAGTTGGACCGGAGTCCCCTCTGGAACCAGCACGACGGTGGTGCCACACCCGGTTCCAGAAGCGATCACGCATCCCGCCAGCAGTTGGATCAGCATCCTTCGCATATGTTTCCTTAGAAGCAAGGCGTTCCAGGAACCTCAGGATTGCAGTGATGATTTGGTCAATCCAGCCGATCACTCCTTGGCGTCCTTGGCGAGGATCAGGCCGATGCCTGCGGTCACTGCGGCCACGATGGCGGCAATATCGAAGTTGGTGGCCGGATCGCCGTCAAAGATGGCCATGACTGCCGAGGAGATGGCGGTCACGATGGTGGCAATTCCCAGGGCGGTGGTCTTGAAGTTCTTGGGCTTGGTCATCGGTTGACTCCGAGTGCGTTGGAAAGGGCGACCCGCTGCTCGACATCCTTGCGGTACGCCGGGTCCTTCGCGTAGCGCGGGTCCTTCATTGCGGAGACGATCTCGGCCACGCTGCGGAAAGCACCACCGGACGGGCCGGAGGTCTCACCCTGGATCAGGCGACCACGGGAGCCATTGGCCTGCTGGTACTGGGCCTTGAGCCCGGCCACGGCCATCTGGATGGCGCTCATGTTCCCGCCTTCGATGATCGTATTGAAGGCGTCGATCTGGGCTTCAGGGAAGGTGTTCCCGGCCCATTCGATCATGGCGTTGTACTCGTCACGGCCCCCGGCGGTCTCCATCACGGCATTGATGTTGGAGTCCATCACGGCCTTCTGTCCATCGACATAGGCCCGGACCAGAGGCTCGGGAAGACCCATGCCCACGATGGCCTGGATCGACTCCTCGCTCAGGTCGCCATTCTGGGCAAACTCCTGCGAGTACTGGTCGAGGCCGCTGAAGTCCGAGGTCTTGGAGCCGACCTTCTTCTCCAGTTCGGAGTAAGCCTTGGCCAGTTCCGTGGGATCCTTGAACTTCTCCGGCAGCCACTGGGGTCGCTCGACAGGAACCTCCGGAGCGGCCTCCTGCGGCGGGGCTTCTGCCTGGGCCTGGGCCAGGGCATCCACCTCGCGGTTCGACTCTGCGGTATCTCGGACGATGGTGACTTGCTGGTGGTTGGACATTACTGTTGCTGCATTCGCTGCTCGATCATGTTGCCTGTGGTCTTGGCGGCTTGCGGACCAGCCATGGCCATCAACTGCTGCTGCATTGCCATCTGCTGTTCCTGAGCGATCTGCTCTTCCGACTTCACAAGACCAGCCGTTTCGATCCCGAGCGAGGCCGCACGGCGGTTCAGGTATTCCCGGAAGTCAATATACTGCTGGATTCCTCCCGGCCCGAGAACCTGTGCAATTCCCTGGAGATAAATATCCAGGCGATTCAGGTCGTTGCCCCGGCCCAGAGCGTCGATTCCGGTGACGATGGTGGGGGTGATGTAGTTCTTGTCCAACTTGGGCATCTTCTTGGCCTTGGTCAGGCGGTCGATGATGCGGTTCACCAGGGGCAACTGGAACTCCTGCGACAGGAGGCTGTAGATGCCGCCCAGTTGGCGCTCGATGCTCTGGGTGACCAGCCGGATTTCCTCGGCGGTGACCCGTTCGGCATTGCGGATGGACGCCTCGGTCAGCAGGAAGGCATAACTCAGCCGCTCCGTGATGGCGTTCATGGTGTTCAGGGCCACGCTCATGTCGGCAGCCTTGGGCACCTGAAGCACCGTGACATCGGCAGCATTGCCCTCCACGATGGCACCGTTGGGGCTCTGGGCCAGTTTCTTGGCCCGGGTGCTGCCCGTGGGATTGATCAGGAACAGCACCTTGGCCATGGCAGCCGACCCCTCGACGATGCTCCGGGACAGGCTGTCGAGGGAGACCAGATCGCCGTAATACTGTTCGACGTATGAGCGACCATAGTCCTCGCCATCGACCCGGTTCATGCGGAGGGCCAGGAAGGGGTTTCTCTCTGCGGAGTAGGTCGAAACCGAGTCAGGCAGGATTACTCCCCCAATTTCCTGGTAGACCTCCACCTTGCCCTCAGGGAGGACATGGCAGCAGGTGTAGATCTCCACCGTGTCCTCATGGGCGCACATGCAGGTCTTGGCGATGGCGGCGGCATCGGGAGGCAGCATGGCCGGGGCCACGTTCTCCTTGATGACGATCTTCCGCACCCGGCCCATGGGATCGCGCTTGACCACGAATCGATCCAGCCGCAGCACACGGATCGGGCCCTCGTCGGGGAAGTAGATCAGCACGTTTCCCGTGACGATCAGTTGCTTCAGGGCCTCGAACAGGGCCACCCGGATGTTCTGGGCCTCGATCTCCCGCATGACCAGACGTTCCATCTCGGACAGCGTCTGCTCGGCCTCGCCCTTGGCACGGGGGGACATGGCCTCCAGGTTCTTGACCGCCTGCGGGTCGATGATGAACCGGAAGAACGGGGCGTTCGGCGGCAGCAGCGACAGCAGCAGTGCCGAAGCCAGATTGTTCACGCCACGGGCACCGATGGCCTGCCACGGGGTCGGGAACTTGTAGGCCGTCTTGTCGCCCTCGTCGGGCATGAGATGGGCCAAGGTCAGCCGTGAACAGTCACGGGCCCGTTCGAGGTATGCGTACCGCTGGTTCTCCAGTCGGAGATACAGCGCCTTGGCCGTTTCGCTCATGGGTCAGGCTCCCTGCTGGGTCATCGGGATCACAAGGCCACGCTTGCCACGCCGCATCAGCAGCGGGTTCTCGGCAGGTGCTTCCTTGGGAATCCTGGGGCCCGCCTGCGTCGTCACCGGGGAAACGATGTTGGGGATCTGCGGTGCAGTCCCGAGGTTCACCGGGGGAGGCGGGGGAGGTGCGGAGGGGCGGCTAAAGCACATTTTCGTTCTGTTCCTCGAATAGGCGGTTCAAGAACCGGACGACGGATCGCTG